AAGCCACGACGCTCTCGATGGCGCTCTGCATGCCGGAGGCGGCATCGGCCTTCAGATCGAAGAACATCGCCGTGGCGGCAGCGCCCGCCGCCGCAGCCCCCATCTTGATGCGGTCCCAGACTTCGACGGCGAGGTCCTTCAGGAGGGACATCGCTTCGCCAAATCCGCCCGCGCCCGACACAAGGCGGGTGAACTGGTAGATCAACTCACCTGCACCGACGATCAGCGCCCCGATGCCGGTGCGGATCAACGCGCCGCGCAGCAGGACCAGCGCTGTGGCGAGACCGCGCACCGACAAGGCCGCCACGGCCATTCCAGCGACCCAACGCCCTGCAAGAAAGGCCACAAAGGTGGCGGCATAAGTGGTCAATCGGCCGATGTTGTCGAATAGGCCCCGGATCGCGATGCCGAGCGGACCGGTGCGGCTTGCCACGGCTGCCATGGCATTCGCGACCGCTTCCAACGCGGGTGCCGCAGCGACCGCCAGCTGGTTCGAGAGCCCGCGCCAGATCAGGCCAAGCCGGGATATGGCATCGTTCGTCCGCTCGATCTGGTCGGCGTCTTGCTCGGACACGACGACACCGAACGCGAGGACGTCCTCGGTCGCCTGGCGCAGCGTCGCCGTATCGATCCGCGACATGGCGATGGAGCCTTCCTCGCCGAAGAGCTGACCAGCAACGGCTGCCCGTTCGGCGGCAGGCACAAAACTCTCGATGGCGGCGTTGATCGCACCCACACGCTGGTCGAGTGGCAGGGCGATCAGGTCTGTCGCAGAAAGCCCAAGCCGGTCCAGCGCGTCGGCAGCAGGTCCGGTCCCGGCGGCCGCCTGACTGAGACGGCGCGTGAGGTCCTTCGTCGCCTGTTCAATGCCTGACATCGAGACGCCCGCCAGTTCGCCCGCCCGCTCGAGGGTCTGGATCGAGGCGACTGTGGTCCCGAGAGACTGAGCCAGCTTGGCCTGCGCATCCACCGTTTGCAGCCCGGAACGCACCATCGCCACGCCAGCAGCAGCGGCGGCGGCCACGGCGGCAGCGGCAGCGATCGCGACACGTCGCGAGAACGCCGCGAGGCGGGTGTTGGCCGCTTCCATCTCCCGGCTGAGCCGACCGAAGCCGCGCGCTCCGGCCTCACCGACACCTTCCAGCTCAGCACGCACCTGTCGGCCGCCCACCGCTGCAAGGCGAACGGATACGCGTTTCTCAGCCATTGGAATGATCCATCTGTTCGTTAAGTTTTGCGACCATCACTGCCTCAACGGCGGGCAGAAGTTCGGCCATCGCCAGAGGCGGGATGCCAAGCGCATCACCGAGGGCAAGCACCGCCGACATGTCCCAGCCAATCACCGCGCCCGGCAGCACGCGAAGCTGGCCGCCAAGACGGCCGACCAAGTCCCAGACCTGCCAGCCCTCGAATGTCGAAGGCTGGTTCAGCCGTGCCGGGCAGGTTTCGCAGGTCGCTTCGCACGCTTCGCACGCTTCGCAGTAGCGCTCGCCCCCGCCGAAGGACCACTCGGCGAGAGCGCGGAGACGTTTTTTTCCTGTTCCAGCAGCAGGCCTTTGGAAACGTAGGTCAGCTGGAAGGCCTCGAAGATCGGCCAGATATCGAGCAGCGCGTCGATAGCCTCGGGGCTGGGGACGATCACGTTGCCATCGGCGTCGCCAATGCCCTCCCAAGTGAGAACTGCCCGGCGCGCCAGCGCCTTGGCGAAGGCGACAGCGCGTTCCTCGTCGGAAGCGTCTACAGGGACCGCCTCGACAGCCGCATCGCCACGGGTTGCCACCATCAGCGCGGTGGTCAGGGGGCGCAGCTGCACACGCACCCCGGGTGCGAGATCATGCCAGCGCGGCGCGTTCGTAAGATCGAGCGTCAGCATCAGTATACCTCTATGTCGTTGATCAGGGTGGCAGTGCACATCCGGCCGACCGTGCTGTCGCGCGCGGCCTGCCAGTTGAAGGTCGCCTGGACGCCCTGCGGCCCGGAAATCTCGATGCGCGGGCGCGGCAGATAGACCGCGTGCACGGTGAAAGTGAAGCTTTCGCCAGAGGGCAAGACGTAGGCGAACTCGAGCTCGCAGGGATCGCCGTTGATCGCCTGCGTCACCAGCGTCTGGTCGGCGAACCGCACCTCGATGGAGCCGGTCAGCGCTGCAATGGACGGGTCTGCCCCATCGATACGGCCGTCAGACCGGATGGTCTCGATCCGGTCGAGATTGTTGGCGTACGTGATATCGGCCGAGACCACGTTGCCGAGCGCCGAGCCGTTCCGCGTGATCGCCCCGTTGAAATGACCGAAGCGCTGCAATTCGAGAGCGGCGGGCGTGCCTGCGCTGGTCGTCGTGCCAACCGTCTCCCCCTGTGCCACCAGCCGCGCCGTCGCGGTCAGCAGGCCAGATCGCTGCATTTGCCAGTTGATCTGATCGAGTACGCAGCCCGAATACATCGCAAAACGCGGCACCTCGGGCATGCCGGTCTCAATGGACATGCTGGGCAGTGCCCAGGACCCTGACTGGAATTCATGCGTCCAGGGTCCGGTGCCAGTCGTGGTTGCGTCACCAAACGCAGCTTTCAGCCAGAACCCGAAGGCCTCCGCGTCCAGCGGCACGACGACATCGCCGTCAGCCGTGACTGCATCCTTGATCGGGGCGAGCGGATCGCGGCCGTATCCCAGCAATTCCGAATTGAGCAGCGGCTGCTCCGCGCCGAGCGACGTGCTGGCAAACGGCATCTTTGTGAACCCGCCCACCGGCGGCGTTCCATAAGTCGTCTCGAACGCAAGCGCCATCTGCGCCCGCGCCCCTTGGGCTCGTGCCATCGTGTTCTCCTCGGGTTGTCGGGATCAGCCGAGTGGATCGGCCGTGGAATAGTGCAGCACCACCGGAATGACGGCGGCCTTCAGGCTGGTAGCACCCTCGATGGGCAGATCGACCGGGCGTGGCGCTTCCGCCTCGACCCAGTCACAGAGGCCGCCCAGCGTCCGGTCTGCTGCAATCGCGGCGCCGATGCTGGCGGTCAGGGTATCAAAGGCCGCGTCGCGGTCGGTGCCCTGCACGACTGCCTCGATCTCGGCGCGGTGCTGGTAGTGGTACGCGAGCGGCGACAGCGTCACCTCCGGCTCCCCCGGTTCACCGTCGCGCAGGATCAGCAAGCCCTCGGCCGGGACGCGCTCGGGCAGCACCTCACCGCGCAGGGCGGTAGCGGGTAGCGTTGAGAGCCGCGCGTGCAGCGCGGTGAGGATGGTTTCTCGGACACTGGCCATGGTCTGTCGGTCAACTCCGCTCTTGACGTTTGTTTAGAGGGTGGTTTGTTTAATGAAGGCCACGCAAAACCAATTGGCGGAAGGAAACGAATGCTGCTTGACGCGCATCGATTGGAAGAACAGCTACGAGATGCAGTAGCCGTAGACGGAGCTGTCCGAGATGCCTATTTGGCTTTCGCCCATGCTCAATTCCTTGACGGCACCACGGTGCGTCCGGCCGGACATGGATACATAGAACGCGAACTTCGTTTCGAAGCGAAAGGCGACTGGCTATACTCAGCGGTCCTTAATCAGAAGTGGGTTCTGTGGTATTTTCGAAAGCCTGCCTTGAATGCTGGACTTATTGATCGGGGCGAAACCAAAGAGCGTTTTCCCACTTCCGAAGAAACTTCGCGCGGGGAATTGAAGTTTCGCGTTCATAGCTCGGGAGAAGCGAGTGCTGTATTGCAATGGATCGGCGCTGAATAAAGCGCCTCGTCGAGATCTCGGCAGATTGGTCCAGTGGGTACGCGCTCAACCAAGCCTCACCTCCACCCAGTTTGTCACAATCAGCCCCGGCACGCTGTCGAGCGTCCGCGCGGCATCCCGTGCCAGGTCCAGCCGCTTCGGCAATTTCACCTGCGGCACCAGCAGGAAGATCGGCGCGGTGACCTTGCCGCGTCCGGTCTTCGAGCGGGACACCACCGCCTGACCCTTGGTATTCAGCCGACCCTCCGCCACCAACAAGCTCGGACCCGTTCGGCGATAGACGAACCGCAGACGCAGCCCGCGCCGCCTTTCCCATTCGCCGGGGGTGATCCGGCCACCACGCGTGGATTTGCCTGCGGCGGGCGTCGGGATTGCCAGCCAGAACCCGTCCTTCGAGCGGATCAGCGGGCCGGTGTCGTGCGCGCCGACGATCACCGGTGCCTTGGACCAGACCAGCGCGGCCGCGTCGAGGCTTTCGCCCGACCTCGGGAAGTTCTGGTTGCGGATCGAGTTCGCAAGCCGCCGTCCGAGCCCCGCACCGGTGATTTGTCCTCGCCAGTCGGATTTCAGCCCGGTTCCAGCCTCGCGCATCGCGGCTGTCACCGCACGCTCTCCAGCCACGACCTCCGCCGCCATCATGGCCACAATGTCCGGATCGATGTCGAGCTTGAGCTTCACGCGGGCCTCAGGTCCACGGTCCAGACCAACCGTTCCCGGTCGCGCACAGGCTCGCCCTGAATAAGGAAGGCGTCGCCATCGATTTCCAAGCGGTCACCCGGACGTGGGGCCTGAACCTCAGCCACGCGCAAATCGATCCGGGTCGTTTCCGACCAGAGCCGCGCGTCGCCGAAGCCAGTGAGCTCGTCCGCGCGGCGAGTGACCAAACGAACCAGGCGGGGTGCCGCTCCGTCCGCGATGTAGACCGCGTCGCGGGCGATGTTGGGATCGCCGAACAGATTGTCGATGGCGTCTGCAAAGAGGGACATGGCCTGATCGATCAGTTCGAGCTGTGCAGGCGGATGGCCAGCCGCGGGCGCTTGTTGACCGGCAGGATCGAGGCCTCGGTCATCAGGTCGATCCAGCGGCCCTTGGCGTCGATCATCTGGCGGGCGTAGAGCGGCAGGCCGACGGTGTTGGCGGTCTCCAGCAGGTTCGCGGGCCCGCCGTAGGTCGTGAACGTGTCGAACGTGCCAAGCGGAAAGGCAATGCCCTCGCCGGTCGGGATCAACCGTTCGGAGGTGCCGTTTGAGAGCGTGACGGAGCCGTTGTATTCCTCGAAGAGGATGCCCGCAAAGGGGAAGGCGCGGCGCATGTCTTCGCGCAGCGGCTGGCCGCCGGTGGCCGAGAAGAACTTGTAGGCATCCTCGGTCTTGGGGTGGCTGATCAGCTTGTCAAAGAACTCGGAACTGACCAGCGCATGCGCGGTGATCATGGTCTCGCCCAGCAAGTTGTCCTCGATGCCGCGCAGCGTAGTGCGGACCTTGGCCTGGATGTTGGTGCCCGCGGTGCCGAAGATGAAGTCGACAGAGATCTGCGTGATCCCAAACTCGGTAAAGTAGTCGTAGAGCGTGGTGCCCGCGCCGTCCTTCACGATGCCGCGGAGCGCGTTCATTTCCATGTATTCGCGGGTCTGGGCGTGCTTGCGGCGCATCAGCGTTAGCTTGCGGTTCATCACCTCGACGAGCGGATCGGCGGCATCCGAGACACCCAGCGCTGGCATCCCCTGGATGTCGGCAGGTAGGATCACGTCGTCATGCGGGATCCACGGCAGCGCGAAGCTGCGCATCGAGCGCTGTTCGCGGTTGCCGACGGTGGCGGGGGCGCCGAGCGGGACGGAAGGCAACAGGCTGAGCACACCCTCACGCTGTTCGATCACGATGGAGCGCTGGGTCACGCCCTCGAAGCGGAACAGGCCGATCTGGCCAAGGCGGGTATAGAGGTTGGGCAGGATGTTGATGGGCGCTGTCAAAGGAAGTTGGGTTGAGGCCGGCGTCGCGGCGCCCTACCCTACCCTCATGACAAACCGCGACCCTTTCAAGTATTTCAAAACCAGCAGCGAGATCATCCGC